TAAAAGAATATTATGGATATAATAATCAAAGAGCGCGTGAAGCACTTAGCTTATTACCAAAAGAACAATTAGATCACATTAGATTTAAGTTGCGTAAAGGTGGCAAAAACTAAAACATATAAATAACATTGTCATAAAATGAATATAACAAAAAAGTGAGTTGACAATGGAAGAATCAAATATAGTATCTTGGACTCCAGATTCTATGTTAGAAGTTACACTAAATGAACCTGATGATTTTTTAAAGGTAAGAGAAACACTAACTAGAATAGGCGTATCAAGTAGAAAAGAAAACAAACTATTTCAATCGTGTCATATCCTTCACAAGCAAGGCAGATACTTTATAGTACATTTTAAGGAACTATTTTTATTAGACGGTAAGAAGTCAAACATAGAAGAAAGTGATTTAGCTAGAAGAAATACAATAGCAACACTAATGTCGGACTGGGGACTTGTCACAATAGAAAATGGTAAGGTAGCTGAAAATTTAGCACCTCTGCGACAAATTAAGATTATTCCTTTCAAAGATAAAGACAAGTGGGAGTTATGTCCTAAGTATAATATTGGAAGAAAATAAATGCAGAGTTTTAGCGCATATACTTTAAACGAAAATGCTTTAAAAGCATTAAGGGTTGCAACAAAAGCCCATAAAGGACAAACTCGGAAGAGTGGTGGTGAGTATATAAATCATCCCAAAGAAGTTGCGCGTTTTGTAAAACAATTCAAAAAATCTAATAATCTATCTGCCCTAATACAGGCAGCATATCTTCATGACACACTTGAGGATACCGACACTACCTATGAAGATTTGGTAAAGCAGTTTGGTGCTCTTGTGGCTGATATGGTTCAAGAATTGACTACAGATAAGGCTGCTTCTGATGCTATTGGTAAAGGTGAATATATTGCAAACAAAATGGCTAAAATGTCCAGTTGGTCATTAGTTGTTAAGTTAGCAGACAGACTCGCTAATGTACAAGATATTGACACTAGACCAAAAGATTTTCAAAAGAAATATGCAGCACAAACTACTTTAGCTATAAAAAAATTAAGAAAAGATAGATATCTAAGTAAAACTCATAATAAAATTATTTCAGCAATTGAGAAAAAAATTAAGGAATACGTTTAATGAAAACTTTTTTTTCTTTCATAACTGAATTGACCAAAAATCAACGTAAAAAGAAAGAGTCTTATGCTCTAACATATATTAGGCAAGGTAAAATGGGCATTCTAAGAATTCGACCATTGCCAGGCAGTAAGTGGGTTGAGGTTAGAGGCAAAGCAGGATTTGAAAACAATTATGATGAAAACGATTATCTACACAGAACAATGTCTCTTATCGGTAAAGGTGTAAATGTATCAGATTTTGTAAATGGTACAGAAGTTGTATTATATGATAGAGGTGATCCGACTGCAAAACTAGCAGTGAGAGCAATCCGAGCAATTGTTAGATATCCAGATGTACAACACTGGTAGGAGAAATAAATGAAAAGTTTTATCGCATTTTTATCTGAAAAAGATAAGCATTATCGCCCAACTAAAAGTGGTGCAGGTATGACGCAAAAGGGCGTTGATGCTGTGAATAGAAAAACTGGTGGAAATTTAAAAACTGCAGTTACTGGTAATCCTAAACCAGGATCAAAAGATGCTGGTCGTCGCAAATCATACTGCGCTAGATCCGCAGGTCAGTTAAAAATGTGGCCAAAAGCTGCGAAAGATCCAAATAGTCGTTTAAGGCAAGCTAGAAAACGCTGGAAGTGCTAATGAAATCTTTTATAACTCATTTGAATGAAAGTATGCTTGATATACTTTCAATGAAAGTGAGAAAAAGTATAAAGTCTGCTGGTGGTAAAATCTACCAAATCGGCGGTGTGGTTCGTGATGAATTACTAGGAAAAGTTTCAAAAGACTTGGATCTTATCGTCGTAGGTGTGGAACTCAATGATTTAGAAAGAATATTAAAGCCGCACGGTAAAGTGAATATGGTTGGTAAATCTTTCGGTATTCTAAAATTTGTACCCACAGGTTCTACAGAAGAAGAAGATATAGACATTTCTGTGCCTCGCATTGATTCTAAAAGTACAGGCTCTGGTCATAAAGACTTTGAAGTACAGCTTGGTAAAGGTATTACACTTCAACAAGATCAGCTACGGAGAGATTTCTGGATAAATCAACTTGCTAAAGATATTGATACTGGAGAGATTATCGATACTGATGGCAAGGGTATGAAGGACATTAAGAATAAGCAGATTCGTATGATTAGCCCTACATCATTTGAAGATGATCCTTTGAGAATGTTACGTGCCATTCAGTTTGCAGCTAGATTTGAATTTAAGATTGAAAGAGAAACTTTCAAAGAAATGAAGAAACAAGCTTCTACAATCAAAACAATATCTGCCGACAGATTTAATGAAGAATTTAAAAAACTATTTAAGAAATCTAAATCTCCTAGTCATGGAGTAGAAATCTTGTTTTCTTCAGGTATTATGAAACATATTTTCAAAGACGCTAGACAAAGTAGCATTGATAAGAAAGCAATTGATAGATTAGATAAAAATGCATTTCCAGTATTCATTGCACTTATGTTAAAAAGTTATGGAGAAAAAGCTGGTTCTGTTGCAAAATCTGCACTTAGATTATCTAACACTGACGTAAATTCAGTCAACAGTATAGCCACTTGGAAAAATATGGATAACGTTGAATTAGTTAAATGGTCTCAGAATGCAGATATTAAAATGACTGATATGTATTTGAAAGCTATAGGACAAAAAATATCAGCGTCGGCTCGACTCAAAGGCATCAAATACACCTCTATAAAAGATATGCCAATCTCTGGCAGAGATGCCGCACAAGCTGGATTTAAGGGTAAAGCTATTGGAGATGTATTACAATCTGCACTGGACTATTCAATTAGAACTGGTAAAAGTAGCAAAGAAGATTTACTAAAACATATAAATAGTAAAAAATAGCGAAATATAAAGGTAGACTTAGGATGATTAAAAGTTTTAGCAAATTTACAGACGGTGTTGCTATAAAAAAAGCAAAAGAATTAAATAATAAAAAGCAAAGTCCTACTAAGTTTTTGCAACCTATTATAAAAAGATTTCCAAAGCATGAAGATGAGCTAAGGAAACATATAAGCACTCATGTTGAATTAGATAGTCCTAGTGGTTATGCCAAGCTTAGGAAAGATATTCATAAGACTTTAGATAAAATAGGAAAATAATATGGCTTGGGTAACAATGACAAATAACACAGGATATCAGTACGACAACTCTCCAGCTGATCCTGGTGCAAACAGCCCACACCGCACTCTTTGGCAGCAACAGACTGGCGGAGTCAGAACTCATACTGCTACAGGACATAAAGTATATACAAATGTTAGAAAAGTTAGTACGACTACTGATATCGGAGAAATGAGTAAAACTTTCTGGGATGCTCAGTAATGAAAAGTTTTATAGAATATATAGGTGAAAGAGACTACAAGAAAGAGCGTGAAAACTATCTTGGTACTCCTAAGCAGATGGCTAGAAATGCTGCTAGAAAAAGAGCCCGCCGTGCTGCAGTAAAAGCTGGAATGGCTGAAGATGGCGATGGTCGTGATATTCATCACAAAGATGGAAATCCTATGAATAATGATAAATCAAATTTGTCAAGTGTTACCGTACATTACAATCGCCGAGAACCAAGATTGAGAGATAGGAAATGAAAAGATTCAATTCATATCTAGATGAAAGGGCCTGTGACCTTGTTAATATGAAACAAATCAAAGCATTTGAAAAATTTGTAGATAACATGTTCAAGAGGTTTAATATAGATTTTAATTTTACTAAGCATTTTGGTGACAGAATGGGAGATGATCGAAATGATCCTTGCATCAGTATGAAAGAATTGGCAGATTTTATTAAGAAGATATATAAACGTCAAGGTAAATCGATTAAAGGTGTTGCAGGAGCAGAAGCAGTTATTAAAGATATGCAGAGCGATTTGAATATTCCTGTTGCGGTTAAATACGATCAGAAGAATGATGAATTTGATGTTGTAATGAAAACTATTATGAGAAAGAAAAACTTTCATACGCCAGATAAAGTTATAAAATACGAATCATACATTGCTGAAGCCTTCAATACTAAAATTAAATGGACTAAAACCGATGATCGTCCAGCTTCTACTGGCGGACATATAAAAAAATATCGCGGTAAAATTGACAATCAAAATATAGAAATGATTTATAATATTGCGCCCAAGGCCCCAGAGGTAAATATAGTATTTACTGTAGATGGTACTATGAAAGTCACGGCCAAGGGCAGTCAAATGAAAATATTTGGCGCAGTCATAAATCATATAACTTCTTGGATTAAAGAACACCCCAGAATAAATCTTGTAAATTTCAGCGCCCACAAAGAAGATCCCAATGATCCAGACGAAAATAGCAGATCAAAGTTATACAGTAGATTGGTAAAACGATATGCATCTAAAATGGGGTTCAAGGTGGAAGAAATAGACATTGATGTTATGGTGTTGTATGTTTTAAAAAGGAAATAATGAAATAGATGCAAAATTTTAAATCTTACTTATCAGAATTATTCAATAAAAGTAGTTTATCTCAAAAACTTTTTGATGTACATCCATCTGATGAACATGAGGGTATTGCAAATTTCTGGATGCCCATGTCTGCAGCACAGATTAAAGAGATAACTCCTACTCCTCCAAGAATAACTTGTTGGCATGTAGCTAGTATGAATCTTTATAAAAATATGTTTAAAGGTCAAAAAAAGAAACGAGGTATCTCTGCGTTTTTGAATATGTCCGCTAATAATCTTGGCCGAGGTGTTGCCACAGTGGGACCTCAAGTTATATATCAATTAGAGGCTGATCTATTAGGATCATTTTCTGGAGATATTGGTTCTCAGCCAGATATGTCCGGACGGCGTTGGTTTGAAATGTATGAACTCGCATTAGCAGACGAATACTTTGATAAGTTTAGCGGCAACCCTGTTGATATGGACGACTTAGGTAGTATGCCTGCAGATATGGAAAAATATGTGATAAGTGCTATTGAAAGAGTTTGGGATAAATTACCTAGAGATAATGACGAAGATATGATTGACCTATGGCAAGGCATTCCTGAACACTTACGTTTTTCTGACAGGGAAAAAGAAATGGCTGGCATTATTAAAGGCTATATTGAAGCTGCAACAAAAACATATAGAAAAAATGCAAAATCTCTTGCTAGAAAAATGCAAAAACACTATAATGAAGATAACATGCCATCAGGTCAATGGGATGAAGTAATTGTAAATAATTATAAAATATTTCAAGTACATATGACACATGAGATATATAACGACATGGGCAATGGACCTAAATTTGAATGGGACAAAATTGAAACTCAGATAGAAAGACTACTTGGCAAAGAGATTGAGATGCACGACAGAAATAAAGATTTGGCAAAAGAGATTTCTAGAATAAACGCTAAAAAGCGAATAAAACTTTAGATGAAATATTTCATATCAGCGCCATTCGGAAACTATATCAAGTTTTCTGGTGCTACAAGTGTAACAGGCAGTTGGACTTACAAACATAGACCTGGACTTTTACCCCAAATATTAAAGACGCTACGCTATACTGATGGTGGTTGGCAAAATAAAATTGGTCTGAGAAACGCTGGCGTTTTAGAGGGTTTAAGAAGATCAAGAATTACAGATGTTATGAGTTTAGCAGCTATTGATAAGTGGGATTGGATAAATATCGATAGTATTGTTCCAAGTAATACTTCTGTTGAAATAAATATTAGTTGTCCAAATATAGATAAAGATGTTGGCGCTACAGAGTTGCCAGGCTTTGATCTTTGGCCAAAAACTCAGCGCGAGTGGTGTATATGTAAAATACCACCAACTGCGTCAAAATGTCTTATAGACAAAATAGTAGATATGGGTTATAATCAAATCCATGCGAGTAACACATTATACTCTGTAAACGGCGGTCGCAGTGGTAAAATACTTAAACCATATACGACTCAGATTATAGATTATATAAAGAATAAACATTCGCATGTTAAGATAATAGCTGGTGGAGGAGTAACAGAGAAAAAAGATGCTGAATATTATTTTGATAAAGGTGCAGACTATGTAAGTCTGGGAACAGTATGTTTTACACCATGGAAAATAAAAAGCATTATTTCTTAATTAACCACTTGAAATACAGAAAAAAAATACTATATACTAGTAAGATGCGGGTTACCCGGTCTTAAAACAATCTTGCTTGATCAAAAGGAGATAACAATGACAGGCTTACAAACACTATTTCCACGTTCATCTTTTGTGGGATTTGACCATTTATTCAATGAATTAGAATTCACTGCAAAACATGCTCAAGACCACTATCCACCACACAATATTATTAAAGTAGGAGAATCAGATTATTTGATTGAACTTGCTATTGCTGGGTTTAGTAAAGGTGAAATTAACATTGAAGTGAAAGACAGAACTTTGATGGTTACTGGAGAACATGTGTCTAAAGGTAGAGAATTTATCCATCGTGGCATTTCGACAAAGAAATTTAAGCGAACCTTTAGGCTGTCCGAACATGTACAAGTAAACGGAGCAGATATTCAGGATGGCATATTAGCAATTAAATTGGAATATGTTATACCAGAAGAAATGCGTCCTCGTAAAATTAAAATTGGCAATTACGAGGAAAACTCAAATGCAACACATACTAACAACGCACAACTTCTTAACGAGAGGTCTAACAGGTCTCTTTGATTTTATTGTTTCTATAGGACAATCTATTAGATTTTCAAGACAGTGTTCAGCGAATGAAGATTTGGTAAAATATTTTAGAATAGAATATCCAAATATGTCTGATCATGAAATACTGGCTGAATTAAATAGGAGAACTTTGGAGGAATTTAAATGATTAAATGGATCAAGAATTTCTTTCAAAGTAATAAACCTAAAACGATGATAGAAGAAAGAGATGCATATTTTGCAGAAGCAAAAGACTTATGTGATCTTGAAAGAAGAATGAAGGCGTGGGAAAAATCATCTATGAATGAAAACCTTCGTGGATGGGTTTGATTTTATACCATATTATGATGAAATGGAAACTTTATAGGCAGATTGGAGAATATATCTGGATTAGAGTTTTACCTTAAAACTAGGAAGGGCAATAATGCCCTTCTTTAACTCACACACAGAAATTATGGAGATTAAGATGAGGCAGCATATTTTTGACACTTGGAACAGTGTAATGGACTCAAATATAAGTCCATTAAAAAACATTCCTAACTTACAAGTACGCCATTTAATTATGCAAATTCTTGCATGGATGTGGGTATCTGTATGCTCTATGTATTTAGGAAGCATAATGTTCTGGGGAATTAACGCAATCGCACACACCCTTTTACTTGCGGCGATTGTAATTACTGTTGGTACTTTTGATACCGCACAACGCAACCCAAAACTTTTTAATAGAATTGACGGATACAACGGACGCCAAGCAAACGGCGAACATAATTAAATTTAGATAGGAACACACAATGACACACAAAAATCCCTTTGAAATTCGTGCAGATATGTTATCTATGGCAAAAGACTATATGGACAAACAACACGAATTAAATATTCAACTTTCAAACGACCTCTTTGAACAGGGTAAAAAGACCGTTGAGGAAGTTCAGGAAGCATATACGATGTATAGCATTCCAGATATGATGAAAAAAGCAAAAGAAATGTATAGTTTTGTTTCAACAAAAGACTAGACAATGTGCAATATATGTGTTATAATGTAGACTAATTATGGAGATAGATTATTGAAAGCATTTTACACAAACGTAGCACGATATGGCAACTCACTCTTATACCGTGGTTATAATGACCACGGTATTCGTATAGAAAAAAGAATAAAATTTAAACCTACACTATATGTCCGTAGTAAAAGTAATAGTGCTGTATGGAAATCTTTAGATAATTTAGCATTACAACCTGTTGACTTTGAAAGTATGAGAGCCGCAAAAGAGTGGCTTGAACAATACAAAGATATGGACAATGTGAAAATATATGGCAATACCAATTATGTCCAACAATTTATTGCTAGTGCATTTCCTAAAGATATTTCATTTGATAGAAAAACTGTGAATGTCGCAAATCTTGATATTGAAGTTGCGTCCGACGATGGCTTTCCAGAACCAGATACTGCAGACTATCCAGTTATTTCAATTTGTCTGAAAAGTTCTAAGAGCGAAATCTATCATGTTTGGGGTCTTGGTGAATATGATGCTGATGTTCGTGAGAATCAAAATCTATTAGTTCAATATCGTAAATGTGAAACTGAAGTTGAATTGCTGGCTAAGTTTATTGAGTATTGGAAAAAGAATACGCCAGATGTAATTACTGGCTGGTATATCAAAAACTTTGATATGCCATATCTAATTAACAGAGTAACAAAGTTGGCTGGTACTGAAGCTGCTAATAAGTTTTCGCCGTGGGGTCTTATCAGCGAAAGAAAAGTCACCATTGCTGGTCGTGTAAATAAAAGCTATGAAATCACTGGTATATCTCAGTTAGACTATCTTGATCTGTTTAAGAAGTTCGGCTATTCTTATGGCAACCAAGCATCATATAAGTTAGATCATATTGCTAATGTTGTACTCGGTGAGAAAAAACTTTCATATGAAGAACACGGTAATTTACATACACTGTATAAAAATGACCATCAAAAGTTTATTGATTATAATATCAAAGACGTTTATTTGGTAGATAAGATAGACGAAAAGATGGACTTGATTACTCTTGCACTTACTATGGCATATCGTGGCGGTGTGAATTATGATGCAACACTTGGTACGACTGCTATATGGGATTCTATTATCCATCGTGAATTAAATCAACAGAAGATTGCAGTGCCACCTAAAGAAGATACAAGAAAGACTCCGTATCCTGGTGGCTATGTAAAAGATCCTCATGTAGGTGGTCATGACTGGGTAGTTTCTTTTGATTTGAATTCTCTTTATCCGAACTTGATTGTTCAATACAATATGTCGCCAGAAACCTTGATTGTAGATCCTGATGATATGCATCAAGGTGGCGTTGATCACTATATGAATAATGCACCAAAAATTCGTAATGATGTTTCTATTGCTGCAAACGGTGCCACGTTTGCTAAAGACAGACAGGGTATTCTACCAAAATTGATTGCTGATTATATGTTAGATAGAAAAACTGCCAAGAATGGCATGCTTGCTGCTATTCAAAAACAACAGACAGACTCTAGTGATGCTGTTGTCCGAGAAATCAATCAACTTGAAAACAGACAAATGGCAATTAAAATTCTATTGAATTCTCTTTATGGTGCAATTGGCAATCAACACTTTCGATACTTTGACCAACGGGTTGCTGAAGGTATCACATTATCTGGTCAGCTGGCAATTCAATGGGCTGAACGCGCCATCAATAAAGAAATGAATAAAATTCTAAAAACCAAAGATATCGATTATGTTCTAGCTATCGATACAGATTCACTTTATATTAATTTTGGTCCACTTGTAAATCAATTGAAACCAAAAGATCCTGTAAAGGCACTTGATAAGATTTGTGCAGAACATTTTGAAAAAGTTCTTAAAGAAGCGTATGATGAATTGTTTAATCAAATGAATGCATACACAAATCGTATGGTTATGGAACGTGAAGCGATTGCAGATCGTGGTATCTGGATGGCAAAGAAACGTTATATTCTAAATGTCCACAATAATGAAGGTGTTCAATATAAAGAACCAAAACTAAAAATCATGGGTATTGAAGCTATCAAATCTTCTACACCTCAGGTGGTTCGTGATAAGTTTATGCAAGTGTTTAAAATTATTATCTCTGGTAGTGAGATTGAAACCAGAAAATTTATTAATGATTTTAAGACAGAATTTAAAAGCTTACCTGCAGAGGCGGTAGCTTTTCCTCGAGGTTGTAGTGAAGTTAAAAAGTATAGTGATCGTAAGATGATTTATAAGAAAGGCACACCCATTCATGTTCGTGGTGCTCTCCTGTATAATCATCAAGTAAAAGACAAAGCCCTTGAAAAGAAATATACAGAAATTCAGAACGGCGAAAAAATATTATTCACATATCTGAAACTACCTAATCCTATTCGTGAAAATGTCATTTCATTTCCAGACTATATTCCACCGGAGATGAATCTGTCAAGATATGTCGATTATGATACCCAATTTGCTAAGACTTTTGTTGATCCAATTGAACCTATCTTAGATGCTGTTGGTTGGTCAATTGAAGAAAAAGCAACATTAGAAGATTTTTTTGGTTGACAATGAAGCATGGTTATGCTAATATGTAAGAGTAAATAGAATCATGCAAATTATATGAAAAGAGAAAATCATGAACTGTATGCCAAACGGACCTATACGGACACCTATGAAAAAACGTCCGAATAAAAAAAGTGAAAGTGATGAAACTGGGCGTTTATATCGTGAAACGTATTCAGAGTCAATAGAAGAATTTTTGAGTGCAACAGGGCTTCTACAAGACACTGATTGCAATCCAATTGGGCAGAGACCTTCCGTTTATATTAAAGCAGATAATGCTAAATCTGTAAATATAATAGATTCAATGCTATATATGAATATTGACCTTGGCACTATCACATTAGTAAATGTTAAGCATGAAAAAAGTCAATGGGCATGGGAATCACTTGATGGTGGTCACCGTAAGAGGGCAATTAGAGATTTTAAAAACAATAAATTCAAAGTTAGAGGTAAATATTATTCTGACTTAACTGAAGATGAACGCGAAACTTTTCTACAATTTACGTTGAATTTTACTTTATATGGTCCAATGACTAATGAAATGAAAGGTAAAGTTTGGCGAACCTTAAATAAAACAACTCCTCCGAATCAGATGGAAACACTAAACTCTTATGGCAATATTCCAATTGCTAATTCTGTTCGTGAGAAAGTCCGCTTACCGTTTGATACGTATGGTGGAAAAATGTCAAATCCACATGATTTATTTGAATTAAAGCGTTGTGATGAAAAATATAAGTGGCTGAAAAAGACTAATAAAAGATTAGAACTTGAGGAGTATGTTGCTCAGGCATATTGGGTCTTTTATAAAGGCATAAAACTCTGTAATAGAAAGACCAGTTGTTTGGAAGAAATGTATAATGATAAAGGTTTGAACGAACATAAAGTAAAATCTTTAACAGAAAAGGTAGATAAATATTTTGACTTTTTGTATGAAATGGCGAGAGCCAATAAAGGCGTATCTCGTGGTGAAATGCCAGAATATAAAATGCAGCTTTTATTGACCTTATATGTTGCTCATTATCAAGATTATGGTTCTTTACTAGAGCCAATTAATTCTGCGGAATTTTATCAAGTTCTTAATACGGTAAACAATGACTATTACAATGATGCAAATAAAAAATATAAGGAAGTTGTAACATTATCTTTTGAAGCTGCCGAACTTACAAAATCTCAAATTTACAGAGATTATTCTCGCTGCCTTGATAATGAGAAAAAGCAACGCTACCTTGTTGAGATGATTAGAGGTCATGAAGTTTGGAAAAATAATATTGATAAACTTATTGTCTGGAAAGATCCTACTAGATGTTTCAGTCATTCAGAACAAGATAGCAAGTTGAGTGATCAAAATTACAAATGCTATATTGATGGAGAGGCTTTACTGATGCCAGATGCTGAAGCAGCCCACAAGATTGCTCATAGTAAAGGTGGTCTAACTGAGTATAATAATTTTGCAATGGTGAGAAAAAAATATAATAGTGATATGGGTACAATGGACTGTGATCAATATAAATCAATTTTCTGGAATAATCGGGCCTCAGAGACTGGAATGACAGCCAATCAATCTATAGATTTAGTTAATGAAGGTCTTTTGGGCAATATTCATTGACAAATCAGATATAATCGTATATAATCAGATATAATCGTATATACATAAAAATAAAGGATACATTATGGAAACTAAAAAAATCAAAACGCACGAATTTCCTGTGATGGCACTAATCAATAAGATTGGTGATTGGCATGAAAATCGTAATTTGATTGATGGATCAAGTGACAAAGACCAAGTTTTGAAGTTGATGCAAGAGTTGGGAGAGTTGTCTGATAGTGTATGTAAGGGCAATGATATTCGGGATGATCTAGGCGATATGATGGTTGTAATGATCAATATTATGAAGCGTAATAATATTACTATGAATGAGTGTTTAACAGTTGCTTATAATGATATTAAAGATCGTAAAGGTCGAATGATTGATGGCATCTTTGTAAAGGAAGCGGATTTATAAGTGTATAGTCTTACTATATTTAAAAATCTGTATGACAACAAAACCCACCGCAGGATGAATTTCTTGCGGTGGGAAAGCTTTAGTAATTTTTTATATAAATTATCAGAGATACAAAAAGAAGGCAAACATGATGCACAACTTATATCCCCGGCTACTTATCTACCTGACACAACTAGGTCAAACAAAGCTGTTGATTCTTGGGGATCTTGGGCTGCGGTTGATGTTGATGATCATGAATTTCAAGGAAATCTAGAAAGTGAATTACATTCTAGGTTTGGTAATTTTACTTACATTTGTTATAGTACTGCTAGTAGTAAGATTAATCACCCAAAATTTAGACTTGTATTTCCACTCACTACAGAGGTTGAAGCTATTAAAATCAGACACTTTTGGTTTGCTCTCAACAAAGAACTCGGTGAAATTGGAGATGGTCAGACTAAAGACTTATCTAGAATGTATTACATACCTGCTAATTATGCTAATTCTCACAACTTCATATTCAGTAATACTGGCAATGATATTGATCCTGACGAATTAATAGCAAAGCACCCATATAAAGAAAAAGTGGGTAGTACTTTTTTAGATAGACTGCCTAAACATACTGTTGAAAAACTAATACAGTACAGAAAAGATAAACAAACAAATACCAGCTATCATTGGAGTGGATATAGAGATTGTCCATTTGTTAATAAAAAGCATGTTAAAGAATGGTTCGATATTTCAGGCATAGATAACAGTGGAAGATATGCAATGATCTATAAGATTATGGTTTCTACTGCTATGAACGCTATCAAGAAAGAGTATCCTATAACTGCATTTGAGATAGAACAATTGGTTAGAGAATTAGATAATGAAAGTTCTAGAAGATATGAAAAGCGACCACTAAATGTGGAAGCTGATAGAGCCATAGAATACGCATATAGAAATGTATAAGGAGATTTGAATGACTTTTATTGCAGCAATGGATAACTCCGGTGGTAGTGCTGGTGGTGTTTTAGATAATTATGGTCAAGAGTGGACCGAAACTGATAAGATGGAAAAAGTAAATCAATTTCGATTGCGGATGGTATCTGATCCTAACTTTACAAAAGATAAGATTAGTCATGCTATTCTCTATAAAGACTCAGTTGAAAGAGGATTAGTAAAGAATTTAAATGATAAGAATATTGACGCTATTCTAAAAGTTGATAGTGGCAATACACCAGAAGGCACTTTAAAAGTTTTTGATCTTGATGGAATGATTCGATTTGCATTACAACACGGGTGTGTTGGCACGAAAATGCGAAGCATTGTAAAAGATATGTGGCACATTAGTCCTATTTTAGATCAACAGTTTATTTTTGCTCAAAGAATTGCAAACGCAGGTCTTATACCAATAGTAGAACCAGAAGTTCCTATTGACATTATGAATAAAGATTCATATGAAACTGAATTAGAAAGTCAGTTACAAAATAGATGCCGTGATTTTGAAGGTAAGCTTATTTTAAAACTTACTATTCCAACTAATAAGACAAGGTATAAAAAGCTTTATGATTACAATTCAGTTGAAAGAATTGTTGCATTAAGTGGTGGATACACGACACAGGAAGCCTGTGGAAAACTTTCTGGAGTTGAGCATATGGGCGCTAGTTTTAGTCGAGCATTGAGTGAAGGTTTACAATATAGTATGAGCGACAGAGAATTTTCTATGCAAATAGCAGAGAATATAGATAATATTTTTATTGCAAGTGAATGGAGCAAATAATGCAAGCAGGTAAAGTTTGGGGTAATACTGAGTTACTGGAAGCCAACTGTGCTTTAGAATTTCATAGAATTTTTATGAATAAAGGTGGTGTTTGTAGTAAACATCTACATGAGTACAAGTGGAATGGTTTTTATGTCGAAAGTGGCATAATGAAGATATCTGTCTGGCAGAAAGATTATGACTTAGTTGATGAAACTATTTTATATGAGGGTGACTATACAAAAGTAAAACCTGGTCTATATCATCAGTTTGAATGTCTAGAGTCGGGTGTTGCATTTGAATTGTATTGGGCAGAATTTAATCACAACGATATTGTGAGAGAATCAGTTGGTTATACTGCTTTATAAAGGATATTAAAATGAACGCATATGCAGATGCTGGTGTTAATATTGAAAAAGGTAACGAGATAGCAAAATATCTTGGTTTTAAAGATTTTGGTGCTTCTGTAATGATTGGTGGTGAGGAAGTTGTAATATCGACTGATGGTGTAGGCACAAAAATTTTAGTAGCAGAAGCACAAAATAAATTTGATACAATCGGCATTGATCTTGTCGCAATGTGCGTAAATGATATTCTATGTAAGTTTGCTCAACCAATAGGGTTTCTTGATTATTATGCAACAGGAGAAATATGTTTAGATAAATCAAAAGACATTTTGAAAGGAATATTAAAAGGCTGTGAACTTGCTGGCTGTACTCTTATGGGTGGCGAGACGGCTGAGATGCCAGG